ACCGCCAGTCCACTGAGATTCAGCGCCTGTTGAGGTTACTTGTTTATTGAATCCTGGTAAAAATTGTACTTTTTGTAATGCCATAATATACCATTATATTAGATTACTCTTATTATCAACGTTTAAACCAAGATGGAAGACCTAAATGTGGGCGTTTGTCAAACATATTATCTTTAGATCCTGGAGTTTTTCTATTATTATAATGAAGAAATACTTGAACACATTCTTTACCTTTAAACTTTTCTCGCCAATGCTCTAATTCACAACCAGAATAAACTAGCATATCACCTTGTTTTAAATTTACTTCAATACCTTTTTTGCCAATCTCTCCTGATGGTTCTAAATAAATAACCCAATCATCTCCACCAAGATTCATAGTAGTTGATATTTCACAACTGAATCTATCTTTATGTCTTTTAAGAATATCACCTTTTTTGTAAATTCTTGCATAAGTATAAGCTGGGTATAGTTTTAATCCTGTAGTTTTTTCCATAATAGGCTGGCACTTCAACATTAAAGTTTCCATAGCTATATCAGAATAGCTTGAATAGGTATGTGGAACCTGACTATTAGCTCCTTCATACTCACCTAATAATGTTTCATAAGGTGAAATGTATCTTGCATTACGACAAGTATCTAATACTTGTCTTTTCATATGAAAATAGTTGTACAAGAAAAAAGCTAAATCTTTATTGATTGCTTGTTTTATAATTACGTATTTATTTTTTTTAAAACTCATTTTTTCTAAACCATGTTGCTACAGTATATCTGTCTTTACCTTTAATGTTTGATACACCATGTTTAAAATATTGACCATCAAAAAAAATTGCTCTGCCTGTTAAAGGAGCAAAAGAAGTTTTGTCTTCAAAATAAGTATGTCCTCCTTCAAATTCATCATTTAAATAAATGATACTACTTAAAGAAGTATGAGAATGAGCATGATCTAAATGCAAAACTTTACCTATGTTAGGAGAAGGCCATTTAACTATTTGAAAATAATCAACAACAGAATTATTTAATTTTATTGATACTTCATTTAATTTTTTTATTAAATTTAAATAGTCAGTAGTTATTAATGATAGTGGAAAAGTACTATCAAATTGTTTAGGTAAAGGTTTAGATTTATAAAAATTAATTAATTTTTTACATTCTTTTTTAGTTATAAAATTATTTTCTAAAAGAACTTGACTATGCATCTTTAGCCATTTCTTTTGGTATGGCTTGAATATTCCAATGTATAAACCTAAATGGTTCAATACCAAAATCTACTGAAAATTCGTGTTCTAAATAACCTGGAAATATAATTAATGTTCCAGGTTGAGGTCGAAAGTGAATTAGTTCATTACCATTAAGAATTTCTTTTACATTAGTTTTCATTTTTAGTTTTGTACATCTAGCTCCAGTTCTAGGTTCATGAAATATTGGCATTGATGTTTTTTCATTTGCTTTCAAAAAGTAAAACCCTGATACATGTTGATTCCAATGAATATGAGCTGAATGATGTCCACCACCTTTCTTAGCAAACTCTTGTACCCACAGCTCAGTAAATATAGTAGCATATTGCTCCATATCAAAACCTTGATTATCTAAATACTCCCAAGACTTTTGACCAACGTAATTTCTAAAATCTATAAAATCATTGTCAGCTGTAAGAGATTTTGAATGATAACTTCTTCCAAAGTCACCAAACTTTTTTATATGTGCTTTAGCTTCTGGAACATTTTTAGCAGCTTTAATATATTTATCAGATGCTTTAGTTAAAGATTTTATAAACTCTGGTTTTTGCTCTGACCAAATAGTTGTGTTAAAATAATTATTTATATTCATATTATTTAAATGGTTTTCCTAAATGCCAAACAACAAGACTGTATCTTGTTCCAGCGGTTACAGGTTTAACTCTATGCCATACAAATGACGGAAATACAATAATAGAACCTTTAGGTAAAATTTCTTTTGCTTTTTTTAAATGTTGACTTTCATCTCTCATATGTGGATCATAGTTTCTAAAATCAAATTCTAATTCACCACCTTTGTATTCTGAACCATCTGTTAATTGACAAGTCATAGATAGTTTTCGAATCTTACCCTTGTTAGGTCCTTCTTTTTCATAAGGTTTTTCCCAACTATCACAATGCCAATCATAATATTGGTTGTGTTTATATTTTGTAAACTGACAAGATTCAGATCTGTCCCATTCAAAATTCCAACCAGCTTTTCTATTTGCTTCACGAACATATGGATGTATTTCTTTATAAATCCAAGTATCATTAAGCCAAACTAAATCTGACTTTCTTTTTGTTTGCATATCTTTAACTTGGTCTTTATCTAATTTTTTATCTTCATATCCACCTGTTCTTGCCATTACTTCTTCTTGTGAATTTGCATAAGCTATTACATCATCACAAAACTTAGGTGTGAGCGCTGCAGGAAAATGCCAATAGTAATTAGATATATTCATAAGTTATTGTTTGAACAAAGTTTAGACTATCCTTTTGATTATTAGTTAGGTAATACATATTAGTTGAAGTAAACATTATAAAGCTATTGTTTAAAAGTGGTATGTCCCAAGATCTACCTTTACGTCTGTTATCTTCATAATGTATTCTAACATTACAATCTTTAACTTTTACACCATATAATAATGTAAAGTCTGGAGAGTTACGTAAATCTACGGGATCTATATTTAATAATGGAGTTGTTGTTTCCGCAGGTTTATAGATATTTCCCCACGTTGATTTGTTAACTAAATTGATATCGTGTTTAACACCAATAAAATCTTTTATATAAGTGTTTAACTTATCATAAGTTTTTGAAGAGTGTAATCTTTCATTAGTTAAATTAGATTGTAAAATATAATGAGCTAATTCATTTCGATCTATTTCCCAATGTTTTGGCATTGAAACATCTCCAAAATAAATTGACTGTTCTGTTAATACTTTCTTTTGCATGTATAATATTATTATTATATTATATTAAATTAATAAATATTACAAATATATTTAAAAAATTATATTACAGTAGTAACTAAATCCCAAGATTGACCAGATTCATTCCAGTCATAATGATACATATTAGCTTCATCTGCAGTTTGCTCAGCTGTAAGTTCTGGAGCAGCACCTATGGGTGAATCCCAATGTGCAGTTGTAGTATTTTTTACCCAAGATGCGTAAGGTTTTTTAGGCCAAAAGATATTGTTATCTTCGTCCCATTCATAACCTATACCTGCATAGTTGCCTCTAAATGCTTTTGAGTTATCGCCAGAGTTGTGTGTATTACCAGATGTATTGTAAGATGTTTGAATCCACATTTGTGCAGGCCAATTATTATGTGTTTCTAAATATTGTTGACCTACTGATTCATCTTCAACACCATCAGCGTTTAACATCTTATCATTATCCATAGTTAACACTTGGATAACTTTACTGTTAGCTCCTAGTTTTGCAAAATGTGCCATAATGTTTCTCCTTATATATTAATTTTAATTATCATTCAACTACTGAAATCTGTATCTTATTACAACAATTCCTGATCCGCCAGCACCACTTTTATATTCAGCTCCAGCTCCACCACCACCAGTGTTAGCTGTTCCTGCATTACCAGTTGGATAAGCTGGGTTTGGACCTCCGCCTCCATAACCATTGCCTCCACCACCGGCTCCACCACAACCTCCTGGACCACCTCCTGGAACAGGATATCTTTGACCTCCACCACCGCCTGCTCTTGTTACAGAACTTCCTGTAATTTCTGTTGCTACACCATCACCACCATTACCAGTATAATTAGGTGAACCGGGTCCACCAACAGCTCCAGCTCCACCTCCAGCACCAGCTGCATAGTTTCCACTATTAGGACCTTGGCCTCCACCATTGTTTCCTTGTGGTGGACTTGTAGAAGGCGTATTACCTGCTCCTCCAGGATTACTACCAGGAGGTCCATTTCCTGCACCGCCTCCAGAGCCACCATTTCCACCTGCACCATCGGCATTTCTTCTTCCACCATAACCACCACCTGCTGATGTTATTGTTGTTGTTCCTGCAAAAACTGAATTTGTTCCAACATTACCATTACTTGGACTACATACAAGTGCTCCACCTCCACCTACTGTTACTGGATAACCTGTTGCTGTCACTGGTAAACCATTATTAGCACCTGCTGTGCAAGCTAATGGGCTTGATGTATATGTACATTGAGGAGTTTTACCTTCTCTAAAACCACCTGCTCCACCTCCTCCTGCGCTTGATCCTCCAGCTCCACCACCTCCACCACCAGCTACTACCATATATGAAATTTCAGTTGAACCTTGAGGAGTTCCTATTGAACAAACAGTAAAGGTACCAGGCCCAGTAAATGTATGAACTTTATAATTTCCATCTTGTGTTATTGTTCCACCAGTTGCTACTATAAACGCAGCTGTAGAAGCTGATGATTGTAAACCATCATCTGTTACTATCCAACCTTTTGTTGAATCTATATAAATTAATGTAACTGCAATACCTTGTGTTGTTAAAGTTGCATCAATAGATTCACCACCAATTTTATCCGAACCATTTCTAACTAATGTTACTTTATTTGTATTAAAATTTTTTGCATAATCTGAAATTGCAACAACAGCTCCTGCTGTTCCTGCTGGTAGTGTTACATCAATCGCTTGACTAGTTGTATCTACAAAATATCCTTCACCAGCTACTGCTGTAAAATCTCCTGTTTTAAC